TGTAATGCATACATATCAGGACTCCTTGTTTCGCGGCGGGATATGCCGCGCCCATGTTTTCGCATACGGCGGGACATAGCGCAAGGCGCAAAGCGGCGGGCTCTAGGATCGCGCACGGCGGGCGCTGGGCCGGGGGCCGGGGTCCGGGCCGGGCGGGCCGCGCAACGCGCTCCACGGGCCACGGTACACGGCGCACGGTACGTTTGAGCGCTGGGCGGGCGGCGGGCCGCGCCTTGATTCACTCTAGCAACGCGCAAAAGAAAACCGCCCGGCGCGGGACCGGGCGGCTCTAGGTGTAAGGCGGGGATTAGTTAGGCTTTTCCGTTATCGCCCGCAACGTGATGACGTAACCGGGAACCCCGGCGCAACCCGGCAGCGAATCTTGTCACGTGTTCCGCCTCGGTTTCGGCGTCGGGCGATAACTCGGCAAGCCTGCGCCAATGAATCGCGCAATTCCCGCACGCCGCATAACATCCGCCGGGGTCGTCTGGGTTCCCCGCTCGGCGTTTGTCCGGGCCGTGCGCTGTAAACGCTACTGCAAACCGCCTATCGGCCCGGGCACAAAGCGGCCCGTTTGCGTCTCCGCAATTCCCGCAATCGGTTTTGTCGTCATACTCCGCCGGGCAACGCATAAAGGTGAGCCCGTCCTGTTTAAACGCTCGGCGGTCTTGCCAATGTCCGTCCGGTACTACCGTGACGACGGGAACGCCGCGCTGAAAGTATTTCACCGCGTCGGCGATTGTGTCGGCGCTGAAATTAAAAACGGTTTTCTTCGGGCCGTTCTTATGTTTCCAGCCGTCCGGGGAAAAGTGCGTATAAAGCCACGCCCAGCCGCCTTTGGGCACAGCGCGGCCAAGAGCCTTTTCGTATTCGCGATCAATCGCACTCGTTCCCGTGGCTTTGGGTTTCATGCCGCAAGTGTCCGGGCATGTTCCGAACATTTCGCCCGGCGCGGCGCGATAAGTCACGGCGCAACCGCGTGTCTTACTTGAACGGCTATTCTCAACGGTCAATAGCATGTCTGACTCCTTGTGTTGTGGGAGTTGTCTTATACCGCGCCCGCTTATCTTTTCACAATAAAAAAACGCCCGGCGCTGGGCCGGGCGGTGCTGTTAGTTATGGGGCGGCGCGTTAGGCGGCGAGTAGCTCGAGCGCCTTAGTGTGCGCCTTAGCTTTAAGTTTACCGCCCGTTCCATCGCCGAACAGATTTGACGCGATGCCATGATCCGCGCCCCGGTTCTTCGTCGGACGCTGATCGGCCAGCCAAGTCACGGTGTTGAACGCGCCCCACAAGGTGCCGCGTGCCGACTCCATGTCGTGCCCGGGGTTGATACCGGGGGCCGGGGCGTTCGCAACGTCGGCGGGCAGGTCAACCGCCGCGCCCCGGGCAATCTGCTCGAGCCGGTCGGAAACATACAGCGCAACGTCCGCCGCGTTATCCTTGCCAACCGGCACAAAGTCTTGCCCGCGATGAAACGCCATTGCGCGGCGAACCGCCACGCTATGCAGGACGCGACCGGACTCGTCGGTCTTTTCCTTGCCGCCAAACACGCCCCGGAAATACTCGAGCGCCTCGGCGTCGGTCATAGCGCGGGACGCCATGCGGCGGGCGATATCAGCGAACACGCCAAACTTGTCCGCATTGAGGCCCAGCGCGGTCTCGATAGCGTCCGGGTCGAACGCCACCCGGTGATCGTGGCGCTCACAATCGGTCCCCTCGGCCAGTGCGGCGGTCAGGGTGTTGTTGCAAACAACCCGGGTATTCACAGCGGTGAACAAGTTGGCCTCGCGCCCGGTGTGGGACAGGCTGAACAGGGGCCGTGACGTGATCCGGTCCTCGCCCGGAAGAACGGCGTCGGCGTCCGCCTCAAGCTGCACCCATATTTTAGAGCCGCCGAACAACGCCCCGGCGGTCACAATCTCATAACCGTGACGGCGGCGGATGTTGTCCGCAAGCTCGAGCGCCTCGGCATTCTGAACGGGACGCCACTGCCCGGCGATGTACGGCCCGACCACCGCGCCGGTATCGGGCCGCGCGATGGGGAAAGAGTCTTCAATCGCCGTGCCGTCCGCCTTGTAGTTCGGCGACACCTCGATCCGGTAGTTCAGACCAGCGGCCTCGGCCCAGACATCGATGTCCGCGCCGGGGTCCACAATCTGCGGGCGCGTCTCGTTAGCGTGCCACGGCGGCTGATCGCCGTTGAGGTAAGCCATTGCAACGCGACCGTCTGCGGAAAAATCAAGCTCATGTGCCATTGGTTTGTCTCCTATTAGGCATGCGGCGGAAGTGCCGCACCCATCTTCTCGCACATAAACGCATGCCGCACAACCCCTCTTCTCAATAAAAAAAGCGCCGCTCGAGGCGGCGCTAGTTCTCACACAAGGAAACAGATTGTTATCGGCGACGGCGACGGCGGACCGGGCGGCTGTTAGCTCGGCGCGCTAGATCATCATAGTCCGAGCCGTAAAGCAGGCGACCGATCAACGTGAATAGAAACATGCGTTCTCTCCCTTAGAACAGATTGAAGGTTAGATTGTACAGGTACAGGTACGAAAAGAAGGCGACCGTAGCGAACAGTGTTGTAACGATACGGTCGAGCCGTTTAACGGCGGGGAGGGGGAGGGGCTCTCTCATGCCGCGGCCCGTTCGATAGGAACGTCTCCCTCATCTCGGTTCCACTGATAGGTGACCGGGTCTTCGGTCTCCTCGACCTCATAACCTGTCGGCATGGTCCATGCCGCGAACCGGTCGGCGGCGCTGTTCAGCGCTTCCTCACGAGTTGCGAACACCTGCGCGTTGGTGGCGCGGTCTCCTGCCGGGAAAGTAAAATAGATTCGATAGTTCATGCCGCGTCCTCCTCTTTTTCGGCTTGATAAATCTCCCACTGCGGGGCGAGATCAAACTCAAGCCCTGTCTGCTTCTCAATTTCGTAAACCTCACGCCTCGCGTCTTCTAACGTAGGGGCGTAGATTTCAAGGTATTGGAGGGTATCGAAGACCCAGAGCTTGTCTCTTGCAGTATCGCTCATCGGGCCAGCCACTCTTCAAAGGTGGGGAGGGGCGCTCCGTCGCGGGTGATGTCGCCGCCTTTTCCATCGTCGGCGCAGTGCAGGAAGATTTCGAATTCGTCTTCGAGCGTACCGCGTTGCTTAGTCTGCCAGTTGGCGTCGGGGGTAAGATTTGTCATGTCCTGACTCCTTGGTTAGTTGGACTATGCGCTTTTATCGGACCCCGGCCCAAAGATCAACCGAAAAATGTTAGACCAGTTTACAGGCTCTTCCTCGAGCGCTGCCGGGTTGACCTTGTCCAGACCCTCCATGCGTAGATCGACGGCCTGCCGGGCAGGATACAGATAGACTTGGGCGGGGTCGGTCATCACCCGCTGCCGCTTCACCAGTATCCAACAGGACGCGTGCTGATGCTTGGTCAGGAAGGACACCTGATGGGGGCGGAGCTCGACCGCATGGTTCGTGGTGGCTTTGAGCTCGATAAGATGAAAGCGGCCCTCGGCGTCACAAACCATCAGGTCGGGAACGCCGGGCATCGCCCATGTTTCAATCCTCGTCGGGATCAGTTTCGTCGAGTACCTCTTCATCGCCTCCTTCACCTGACGATAAAAGCCGCTCTCTCGCTTTAGAGCGGTTCGAGGCATTTGGTTCGGACTCCGGGGTAACATCGATGGTGATCGGGGCATAGCTCTGTTTGATCTCCTCCAAGGCTCGCATGACTTCTTCCTTCGACATTGAGTCGATGCTGCCGTGTCTGATCTCGGACTTACTAACGTAGATATCTCCCTGCGCCTGACCGCGCCGATACTCGGCTTGTACCGCAGCGCTATAAGCGCCGTTCTGCAACGCCATGTCCCGGATGGTCTGAAGGTCACGGAGGTGTCGGCGATAGCTGACGCCATACTTCTCATCGAGCTCGGCCCGATACTCACGGATCGCCTTGCATACATGCGGGGAGATGTGGGGGTTGGTGAGCTCGTAAGCTCGGGTATGGGCAGCGCCTGCGCTGTACCCGGCGTTGATGGCCGCCTCACGCATTGTGATCTGGCCGTCCTTAGAAACAAGCTCCTTCACGAAGAGCTCCTGCTTCCGGGTCAGGGGGCGGTCAATAAGCTCTCGGCTCTTGGCCTTGTGGGGTCTGTTTTTCATCGGCATCCTGTGGGCAGTTAATTGGCGTACATCCTATACCAAGCCCCGTCCCGGTGTATATAGTCAGGAAATTGAAAAATATTTTTTCCGGCTCAGATGCCATTAAGCCCGATTTGGGTTCTACATATGGTTACATTATTGGATTCAAGGTGTAACTGCTAATATGTACCCTAAGAATCTATATATTATATAGGGTTACCTATACTAGTTACACGGTTACACTGGTTACGGGTAGTTTATGAAAAAATAAAAAAAATAATCTGGGAGCTATATATAACCGTTTCCGTTTTTTGTAACCCAGCCCGTGAAGCCCTATTTTGGGCCTAACCCTTTGATCCTGCTTATCTTTCCCGTTTTCGGGACTACTCAGAAGAACCGTGGGCCGTGATAGTTGGTTACCGGTTAGTCGATAAAGATGCTTAGA